TCCTTTTGCTCCAACAACTACAGTATAACTCTCACCTGGTGTTACTAGTATACCATTTGCCCATCCTAAACCAGCACCACCACCTGCACCTTGTTCATCTGTAGTTGAACCACCTCCACCACCAACACAAACAGCACATACATCATATACATTATCAGGACATGTCCATGAGAATGTTCCTGCGGATGTCCATTGTTCCTGACCTACGTCAGTTGTTGTTCCAGAACCAGCACCGCTTCCTTGAGGAGATGCTATTGGTATCCATGCCTCACCATCATATACTTCTATAGCAAGTAAGGTTTCATTAATCCTTATCATCCCAACTTGAGGATTTGTTGGTCGTTGTCCTGTTGTACCAGATGGTAAACATAACTGACCCATTGACCCCATCTTAAACTCACCAAATACATTAAGATGATCTTGACCATCCATCCGAATTTCCATATCCGAAAATTCAGGTCCATATAATTCCTCGAATCTAATAATGCTCATGTTACTGCACCACCAACATTGAAGGTTTGCCTCTAGCGTTCCCCTTACCACCAGTCTGTTCTATGTACCACTGGTCACTCTGTCCTGATCCATCTTGCCAGTCATCATAACCGCTAGTACTGGTATCACACCATGACATAGTTTCATAACAAGGTTGGATGGAACTCTTATACCATGTACCAATATACAATGGATAATTCTGAGAATTACCACCTGATCCATTAACATATGGATAACCACCACCACTCTGATTCATAACACCCCATGCTTCACAGTCATAGTTACCACTATATTGACCATACTCATGCCTTCTATTCATGGTAGTACCACCCCATGTCAGTGATTGTCCTGTACTATTAAATTCTTGCGCCCATGATTGCGACCCTGTAGGAATAGTTTTACTGCTACTAAATGAACTATACCAGTATACTATTGGATTACCTAACCAGTTACTTGTACTAGGAGTTGACATACTAGAATTATCATAACAGAAGTGCATTACCTTTGTATAAGGTATATTAGTCATATCACAACTGAAACTATATTCAGGTTTTAATCCAGATTCACTTACACCATTATCTCCTCCAACATAGGGACTATATGCTGTTGGTCTTGCTTGATGTCCGTTATTTGGATATTTTGATGCGTCATGGTTTGCAATAACCATCCATCCTCCACCACCGCCCCAAGTTGCGGAGAGTATACAATAAAATACTCTTGCTGATCCAGATCCACCATTAATATAATAGTATCCACTGGTACGACCACCTGCATCATATATCTCTTTAGCATTGACCGCAGGATTTGCAGCAGTACCTAATGTACCAGCACCACCACCTGATCCACCACCACCTGAATCATCTTCTTCCTCTTCTGGTATTGCTGTATTATATAATTTCCATTCAGTACCATCATAAAATTCTAAACCTATTGTGCTACCTGTCTCTGCATCACTATCAGTATTCCATCTGAGATATCCTGCATATGCAGGATTTGGACGTTGTGCTGTAGTTCCTGTTGGTAACTGTAATGCTTGTGACGAACAATGAGTTAGATCTACAATACCATCTACCTCTAATGTATGACCAGCACTAACACTAACCTGTCCTAATGTAGCACCAATACCTGATATTTTGTGAGTGGTAACTTTAGCCATCAGTTAATCTTTGTTTTTGTCTAGTGCTAGAAGTTCAGCAGTCTTATCACCTTCGGGATATTCTACTACCCCAGTAGTTTCTTCAAGACCTTCATTCACTTCTCTATTGAGTTGTGCTGCTGCATGAACACCAGTTTCAATATCTTTAGTGATTAGCATGTCTGCTTCAAGAAGATGCAGTTGTTTAACATGATCTTCTGCTTTAGATAGTTGTAACTTTAATTCAGCAATAGTTGAATTAAGTTTAGTAATTTTTTCTGTTATTTCAGTAGGTGTCATATCAATAATATATCCTCTTTGTATTTATCACCATTTGTCAATGGGACATTTAGCATCTTTCATTCTTGTCTTGACTTTCATAAAACACCCACACTTTTTACATTGTGCAGTCATCTTAATGAAACTAGGACATTCCTTACAGATTGCCATTCTTTTTTGTACTAATCCTTCATTTGAAAATGGATTGTAATTTTCATTACCTCTCCATTTCAGACCATTATTAAATTGAATTACCATACATAAACTCCATAATTTATTGTTTAGTTATTTTAATATATCCTGCACCAGCATATGTGCCACCATCAGATCCTGAGTTACCACCTGCTTGGTTATTAGTAGAAGATCCTTGGTTATATGATCCACCACCTCCACCATGAGTAGAACCAGAAGACCACTGACCAGCAGTATGACCACCAGTCCAACCTCCTCCAGCACCTGGTCCAGAGAGTTGACCACCGCCACCTCCTCCGAATCCTCCATAATTATATCCTTCACCAGAACCAGAACTACCATAACAGCAGTTACCAGTTCCACCTACCATACCGTTATTATATCCCTGACCACCGTACGCTGTACAGCAATGTCCTCCTCCAGTTTGTCCTCCAGTATAATATCCTCCACCACCACCTCCGTGATAGTTACCTTGAGTATTTCCACCATATCCAGCAGTAGGTTGAGATGGATCATAATAACAACCATAACGACCACCATACTCACCAGATTGTCCTTGTCCAGTTGATGTACTTCTACCACAGTTCCATCCATGAGTATTAGAAGCACTACCTCCTCCACCACCAGCAATAAGCAATGGAGAACTTGCTGACTTATTAATAACAAATGATCCTCCACCTCCTCCTGCTTCATTACCATGAGGAGAATAATATTGACCACCACCAACACCAACAACCATAGAGATTTCAGTTCCCTTAGTTAAAGTAAACTGACCACTAATTTTAGCACCCCATAGGTTTGTCTGACCGTAGTTTAAATCTCTACCACCTTTTGCTCCACCTGCTTCAATAGTATAAGTTCCATCTTCAGGTACTGTCCATACTTGATAACCCTGATAATCTCCTTGCTTAAAATTAGTACCATCATTCCATGTTTCGCCACTATATGCTGAAGTCATCTGTGAAGAGTTTGGACCATTTCTACTTCCTCTACTTACAATAGAAAGGAAAGTAAATGATGAGAACTCAAATAGACCACTAGCACCCTCAGCAGCATTAGAACCAAATGTTACCCAATCACTTCCGTTAAAAATTTCTGCTTGTCCTGTTGTTATATTAAAACCAAATTGTCCTGTAGATGGTGACGTTGGTCTTCCTTCTTCTCCTGACCACGTTCTCATGTTACCAGCACCAAGACTCAACCAAGAACTACCTTTCCACAACTCAACATCCTGTCCAGTTGTATTATAAATTATCACTCCTGGATCAGCACTAGCAGGTTTTCCAGCATCCGCATAATTTGGTGCTTTCAAAGCGGTATTAGCGGATACCATCCCTGTTGCTTGTACGTTCGCTGCTGTAACGGTATCTACGTTGAGATTACTCATAACTCCATCTATTACCTATCATTATATATTTATAATTTTAAACAGACTTAAGTGTTACTTTAACATATCCCCATCCAGTTCCTCCACCTGTAGATCCAGTATTTAATCCTATATTTGATGACGATCCTGCATACTTGGGGTTACCAGTCCACATATAGGAACCGCCACCGCCTCCACCCCAACCATTACCTCCGTCACAACCAGAAGCACCGCCAGAGTATCCTCCACCACCGCCTCCACCGTTGTCACCACCTTGACCACCGCCACCCATACCAAATCCACCTCTTGAGGTTGCTCTCTTACCCCTAAAGTTTTGACCATTATTTCCACCATCATTACCAGTATTACCATAATTATTCCAACCACCACCAGCACCACCATTACCATAAGCATCTCCACCAGTTCCACCAGATGATCCACCAGATGTTCCACAATTTCCTACAGATCCACCAGACTGACTACTTGAAGAATTATATCCATCACTACTATTATATCCTGCACCTCCTCCTCCACCTGCTGCCATAAGAGGGTATTGGTCATTTCTATTTTCAAATACAAATGATCCTCCTCCACCACCACCGTTCTGATTGTTAGCACCTTGCTGACCTACAACGATCATTATATTATCACTCTTATTTAAAGTAAACGATGCCTTATTCGTATATCCATATCCAGGTTGTCTATTACCACCATAACCCTGAGAGACACCTCCTCTTGCTCCAGCAACTTCAAACTCCCATACACCAGTTCCAGGCACAGTCCATTGCAATACACCATCATATGATGGTGTACTTAAGTATTCATTTACCCAGTCCTGACCACTATAAGGAGTCTGATTTCTTAACTGACTAATAGAATATGCTGTGTGAGTATCATTTTGACTACCTCCTCTACCACCAGAAGTGAAAGTAAAACTTGCATTTACTTCCCAAGAATATAAGAAATCACCTGCTCCTTCTTCTCCATCACCAGCACTACTTACAATATATCCCCAACCTCCTTTACCACCATGCTTCCAATATTCTAACTTACCTGTTCTAATATTCATAAAAACAGACCCATAAACAGGGTCTTGTGGTCTAGCATAGACATTCTGTTCTGGATCACCACCAGGAAGAGGTAAATATGATTGATTCTGTAACCTTAAATCACTTTCTAACTTTAAGGTACTATCATTAGCTAAATTAATTTTAAAATTAGGAGAATTACCCTGTAATGCTGCTACTTTGAGTTCGCTTGTCATTTAGATTACACTCCATGCTGCTCCATTTTCAATAGTAACTGTATAACCATTTGCAATAGTTACTGGACCAGCAGTAAATCCATTTGTAAATTTAGCATCATTATTTGCTGTTGGACCTACAGTAATATTTTCTGAAATTATATTATGATTAGTTCTTATAACACTCTCTTCTCCTAATGCAGGACCACCACCTGCAACTGGAGCCCATCCAGCAGCACCAGTACCATCATCGTTAACATATATCTCTGCGTTATCTATCTCACTATTATATCTCAAAGTACCAGCAACAACACCAACAGGTCTTTGTGCTATATTACCAGAAGGTAATCTGAAAACACTATTGGTGTTTAAAAAACTAAGTGTGGTGATAATTGCTTCTGTGGAAGTCGATATCTGATTTCCACTAATTCTTGAAACTGCCATAAGATGTCTCCAACTCCTGTACTATTTAGATAGGTAATTCTAAAACATGAACTGTATCTGTATTCAATGGTGCATCACCTGAACTGAATACAATATTTGCACCAAGAGAATCAACAGTATAGTTTGTACCTGCTATCTGTGCTACACCATTCAAGAATACTAATATTGAGTCATCAGTATGTTGTATACCTGCTTGATAAGTTGTAAGTGCAAATGTTAATGTTGATCCATCACCAGTATATGATCTAGTAATATACTTATCAGATGCAACACCACCTCGACCAGTTACAACTAAGTCACCATCAATCTTAGCACTACCTAAAACATCAACCCTAAAATCAGCAGTTGCTGTCTTACCAATACCAATGTTTTGAGTATTACTAAAGGTAGAAATATCTATAATACCAGTATCAGTTAGACCAAACTCTCTCCACTCTTGAGAATAACGAATCCATCCAAGAGATTTACCTGGAGTCCAGTTAATATTATAAACCAAGTCACCATCAGCAGGAGTATCATATCCTGTTATGTTAGAGAAGTCTGGTTGTCCAGTTGCTAGCTCTGGTGCTAGTAGAGTCTGCTTAATAACTGTACCATCTTGGTTGAAGTATGAAATCTTCTTAGCAGATAAGTTATCAGTAAACGTTGTCTGTCCTTGGAATGTAACAGGACCAGCGAATATAGATTCTAACTGGTTAGATGCTCCACCAATTACAGTTATCTTATCAGTTATAACCAACTCAGAGAATGTTTCAATAGTAGTATTCTCTTCACCAACAACATTCAACTGTGCAATATCTTCGTTAGTGATCTGACCAGTAACAGGGTTAATAACCTGGTTACCAATGAATAGGTCACCATTAGAGTTAAGACCAGAATAGAAAGCAACTCCTGCTTCTTCTTTAATACTCTGAGAGAACCTAACTTGGTTCTGTGTAAGAGTCTCGACCTGAGTTTGAGGGAACGCAGTTGAATAGTTACCTGGACCAAAACCAAGGTATTCAAACGTATGGTTACCTGATCTTAGAATTGAGTGTCGTCTAAACTCTACTGCTATTGGTGCTACCGTACCATCATTATTCTGTCTTATCTTAATCTTTCTTACTTCCTCATCACCAGCACGAGCAGTTAATTCTACATTAGATAATCTACCATTAACTGAATCAAAGTTAGGTGTAGTACCTGGTTGTGTCCAACCTGTATCTGCTAGTAAGAACTCAGTTGATTCCTTAGTAATACTCCTTTGAGGATCAAGATTAGGAGTTGGAGTTGCACCATCAGTTGCATTAACTAAACCAATGATTTGGTTATCAGCAACAGATATAGCAGGTTCTGGATCAGCAAGTGGATTATCTCTGTCAAATGTAGGATATACTTCGTTAACATTCTGAGAGAACTTCCTATCATTAAAGTTAGAAGTTGAAGGTGCAATAGATGCACATAATAGTGTTAGATAATAGATACCATCATCAACACCTCGAACAAATGGTTGTACTACTTCAATATCATACACATAATAACATTTAGATAATGCATATGATGTAGTATCACTATTCAATGGTTGTAATACATAACCAGATAGGGGATCTCTTGGTAATGGATTAGTCTTATCCTTATCAATTACATAACGGAATCTATATGTTCTATCTTGTAAGTCTCTTGGGTCAGGTATTCTCTTAAGGAATGTTGTTGGTGTAAAGTTAACAGTATTATATGTTGCGTTAGTTGATAATGTATCATAGATCATATTACTAACAGAATCTACAGATAGATACCAACCACCAACTGTATCTGCTACTCCACCTATAGTATAGGTTTGATTATCAAATTGTATTGGTGATCCAGGATTACCAGCACCTACACCAGAAACACTAGGACCATAAGGTGCTATAGATGCAGAATGAACTGTTGCTTCATTTGCACCATTAGCAACAAGTAAGCAATTAATTTTATCTGCTACTGCACTAAGACCAACACCATCTTGTCTAGCACCGATTGTATAACCCTGTACTCTTGTTGTTGGTGGTGATGCTTCTACAGTATAACCATATAGATATAATCTAGTTCCTGGAGTACCACCTTGTCCTGCTAATGCAGAGTTAATTGTTTTAGTTCTCTTAATATCAACGTTAACCCAGTTAACAGAAGTTTCTTCACCAAAAATAATATTACCATCAACAATAGCAGTATTAACTTCAGTTAATGTAACAACTCTAGTATTAGTATTAACAGATCCAACAGTTGCCCCTACACCAATACCATCTCCATGAACTGTCATTCCTTCAATAACACCATTAACAGAACCATCATTTGCTAGTGTAATATTACCACCAGCATTAGTTCCTGTAGCAGTTGTTGATATAACATTAAGTGCTTTAGGTGGTATAACATGAGTTAATGCACCTGCTTTATCTTTAGAGAATGCTTTTCGTTTAAATCCAGCAGATCTTAATGCAGTGTTACCGAAGTTACTGTTACTGTTGGTAATTGACATGTCAGCACCACCAATAGCAGAGAAGTGAGCATAGTATCCAACAGCGAACACCGAAACTGCCTGAATAAATGCATCATTAGATGCAACAATGTGTCTATGACCCCAATCTTTTCTATATTCTGCATAACCATCTAAGTGAGCACCATCTCCAGATGTTGCTACATCATAGTTACCAGTTGATTGATTATATCTTACAAATGCTCTATCATCTTTCTGTAGTGATAGTCCAGTGAACTGAGCAACAACCATTGATTTGAAACCAGTTGCTTTAAGTCCATCTGCATGCATACCATTCATACCCCACACACTTCTTAGTGATAGGTTAAATGCGTATGGTGATGCAGAGTCAACTGTATCAATCTCTGTCTTAACAGTTACGTTTGAACCAACAGCATTACCAGAAGGTTCTGCTGACATTTGGTAAGTAAATACGTTACCAGATGCAGACGTAACAGTGAATGAACCATTATATATTCCAGAGTCTAATTCTGATTGAGGTCCAGTTGAACCTGTAACTCCAGAGATGTTAATGTTAACACCAACAGAGAATCCATGATCTCTTGGGTTATCGAACTCATCAACAGTAACAGCAGTTGCAGTTTGACCGTTTCTTGTAATCTGTAGGACTCTATATTCATCAGAAATAGGACCAACAATTCTGTTTTCCTCAACCCTTGCCTGAATCTGGTCAGTTGCTGGATCTCCAGAAGTATCAGGAATCGTTGCAAATGCTTTAGATATCTTCTGATAATATATGTCTAAGTCTGTTCTGTCTAGAATATTTGGAACAGCAGAATAATCTGCATTAGCAACCGTTCCATTAGCAATAAGTTGTGATAATGTATTTAAACCATCAGCAAACTCAAAACATGTAAGTCTATGGTGTGAATACTTAGGTGGTAATGTTTCTACACTATCTGCTTTATAATATACACCTTCTTCTGCACCATCAAAGAATGAGAATTGCCAGAAGTAAGTACCACCAGTTACTTTAAAGATTGCTGTTCTTGCAGGTACTTGTGCTTCTGTGTTTATACCCTTAGCAGGGTATGTTGTGGGATATGGAACATACTTTGGAATTATTTTCGTTCTTCTGAGGTCACTACCAACAACAGAACAACCTCTGGGAACTATACATCCACCTTCTATTGAATTGTATTTGTAGAGTACATTATTAGGAGATGTTAAGTCTAGGTTAGAGTTTTCATCAATAGGTGCAACGTTTGTATAAAGAATATCGCCAGGTCTGTTATCTATTTGATATACTGCTGGATATAAGTAAATTGAAAATGCGTCAAATTCGTCATTACTTAAACCAACTCTATATGAGAACCTTGCTACCTCTAGGAAAGCACGTTGCAAACTCTTAAACGGACGTAATGCCGAGTTACCCCTGTTATCAATAGCATCAGAGGCATCGAAATCGTCAGGGTTTACGTAGATAATACGTCCAGTTCTGGACGTAATAATATTCTTTAACCTAGTTAGTGACATTACTTATACGCTATTCCTATATGGTTATTTATTAGATCGCTGCGAAGACTCTTGTGCTAAATGCAGTAGAATTGTCTTCAAAACCAACGAGACTAAATGAGTTATTAGCAGTAGTACTATTAATAACTACAGACTCACCAGGTCCAACGACTAATGAAGTAATTCTATCTACTTCATTATTACCATTGGTAACACCATTAACAATATATTGCTGATCTTCAAGAGCTGTGACAGCAGTCAATTCAGAACTAACTGTACAAGTAGTTCTTGTACTTTGTTCATTTAAAGGTAAATCCTTAAATGTATCACTAGCAGCAAAATCTTGTGATCCTGGTCCCTTTGTTACATACAAAGTTGTTCCATCATATTCTTTAACATATCCATAAGGACCAGCACTCTGAGCAGTTACAGTAAATGTACTTCCTGATTGAGTAAATGAATCAGTACTATTAACCCAAGTTCCTGAAATATTATATGCATTAAAAGTCAAATATGTAAAATTACTAGACATAGTAATTGATCTATCAGCACCACCATAAACATTATTGGCAGCAGTACCTGTACCTCCATCATAGAAATACATAACAGTTAAGTTAGATCCAGCAGTCCAATCATATTGTACATAAGCACCACCTGATCCAGCAGTACCATTGGTAGTTTTACCAGTAGTATACTCAGTACCATCATCACCGTTACCAGCAATACCATCTGGTCCCCACTCTCCATTAGCAGTTGTAGATATCTTAAAATCCCTACCACTCATAGTCGCATCAGAAACATCAAATCTATATGTACGATCAGTAAATGCTTCTAAAGGATCTCCAAAGAATAAACTATATGTACCACCAGCAGTTGTAGTTGAAAGTATAAAATCATTACTTGCAGCACCAATACCACCAGTTGAAATAGTACCAGAAGCACCACCAGCAGTTACACTATCACCATCTGCAAATTCTGAACCAGATCCATTTATAGTTGATGGTCCAATATAAATGATAGTTCCAACAACACCAAAAACTGTTGCAGTTGTAGTATCACCACCACTTCCTTTAGTTGCCGTAGAACCTACAGCAAAAGTACCAGTAACAGATTCTAATGTTACTTGTCTTATTGATGCAACCTTAATATACCAAGTAGTTATATCGGGTACATTAAATGATTCAAAAATCATACTCTTTTCGGAATCATCACTTGTAATAACAGTACCACCAGTCAAACCTGTTGTTGATGACATTGCATTGTTAACAGTTACTTGATAACCAGTGATAGTATCACCTTTATGCAACTTGTAAGTTGATGCTGCTAATTGTAATTTTTGATCCCAACCTTTTATACCAACCTTATATGCAGACCCAGTTCCATCATTCGCTACAGTCAACACTGTGCTTGCAGATTTATCAACTGGAGATGAATATAAAACAGTATTTGTATTCGCACCTGGTTTAGATTGTGCTAAAATTCCTTGATCTGCCATAGCTATTAATTAAAATCCTGCGTAGAAAAATTGTTGTAGTCTTGTTCGTGAAGTTAGGTTTGCTGCAGCGAGACCAGCACCAAAGGTAACATCATCAACAGTGACGTTTTCAGTAGATAGTAGAGTAGCATCAGCATCAGGGAATCTAATTACCCTATTAGCAGTGATGTTATCTACACTAACAGTAACTTCACCAGATGAACCAACTTGTCTAAATTTACCACCATAAATGGTTTTATTCCTTAGATCTTGAGTTGCTAACTCAGTTACTATGGTGCTATTAGCACCATCATTATTTAGTATCCCAGTTGGGGGAAACTGAATAGTCTCAATAGTTAAAGCATTACTATTTGATATATCAAATAAGAATCTCTTAGTAGGATCTGTAGTATCTGCAACAATCAAACCACCAACAGTCTTGTTAGTAAGAATTTGAGTTGATTCTGTACCAACTAAAGTTAAACTTTGATCTGGAACAGTAAGAGTTCTATTTGCACTTAATGCTGAAGTATTCCACTGAACCCAGTTTGTTGTATCATCAGCATTAGCAGCAAATTTAGGAGTAACTAAAGTTTTATTAAGAACAGTTTGCTCTGCTTTAGTATCAAGTAAAGTTGATGAAGTAGCAGTAGGTTCATTACCAGTTGTTACAGCACCAGCATCAGGTAAGAAATAAGATCTTCTAGTTCCTGACGTTGTTGGCCAGTTAATCTGGAAGATTGCTTCTTCAGTACCATCAACAAGAACAAAGTTATCCTCATCAATAAGGATAGTTTTATTTGTTAACGTTTGAGTGGTATTATCACCAAGTAATGTTGTACCATTACCAACAGTAATTTGAGGGAATGTCATTAATCTGGTAGCAGTACCAGTACCAACATTACCTACTTCAAATCTAACCTTTGGACCTTGAGAATCCTCTAGTACAAATGAAGAGTCCTCAATCAAAAACTGACCTGTTATCTTAACAGATCCAGTACCTTTTGGAGCAAAAACTATATCAGTATTATTAACAACGTCATCAACAGCAGTAATATACAATGATGTACTATCATTACCATTATCAAGACGAGTGGCATATAATCCACCATCACCAAAAGCAACACCTATTTGATTATATGCATCTTGATACAATCCAGTGTCTCTATCCAAATCAAAGCATAGACCAGGAGAAGCTTTAGACCCCTGACTCACACCTTTCATCAATTGATTTACTTTTGCTTTCCTGTTAGGAATCAATGGGTCAGATACCACAACAGGAAGAATTGCCTCTCCCGAAAGATTGGAGTCTGATATTGTTTCTAACTGAGATATCTTCTTAGTTGCCACGAATAATCATACGTTTTGCTACAGTTCTATTTAGCAAGGTCGTCAATAGTAAATAGACTAATGAAGTCTAATCCTTCTTGTTCCATAATAGCACGACAATCATAATCTTTCCTATCAACTATAGTAACAACACGATCAACAACATATCCTGCATCACGCAAGACATAAACTGCTTTCAATGCAGATTGTCCAGTAGTTGTAACATCCTCTAGTACTGTTACTTTAGCACCTTTAGGTAATACTGGTCCTTCTATTTGTGATTGTGTTCCATGACCTTTAGGTTCTTTTCTAATAATTAAACCATCAAGATCAACTTCATCTGCTGCTGATACTGTCACTACTCCACTTACTAATGGGTCAGCACCCAGAGTAAGACCTGCAACTGCATATGTGTCCTCCTCTATACATTCAAGTAAGAGACAACTAGCATAAAACAATCCTTTACCATTAAGTGTAACTGGCTTACAGTTAACATAATGAGTACTAAATGCACCAGAAGATAGTGTAAACTCACCTTTACGGTAAGCATCCTTCTTCAATAATGCTAATAGTTCTTCTCTCATAGAAGAACAGCCCCAATAACAAAACCTTTAACGAAAGCAAGACATAACATTTGGTAATCAGTTAAGTTAAACTTATCCTGAATTTTCTTTGCCATTGCCTTATCCCAGTCCTTAATCTTAGTAACTGCTGATCCTAATTTAATTTTCATCTCTTTTCTCCTTAATGTCGTACTCTATTACAATTTTTTTGGAAGATCTTCCACTGCTAGAATATGTAGTAGATCTATTCATTGTACCGTTAAGTTCAGCAGTAAGTGTCAATAATTCTGCTATTAAATCTGATTCGTTATCTATCATCGGTTATCAAAGAGTATGTTAAAGGACAAGCTCATTCTATCATTATGACTTTCATTAGTAGATACACCATGATCTAAAAATGCTGGAAATAAAAGCAACTTACCCTCTTGAGGTATCTGACATTGCTTATATGCATAATGATTATAAGTAAAAGAAGTAACCATAGAAGGACATGGTGCTTGAAAAAACAAATCACCAGTACCAGCATCACCTACTTTGTAATAGTATACACCAGATATATCACAATGTCCATGATTATGGATATGTGCATAATCTCGATAATCAAACTTAGTCATCCATGAACTAACTATTTTATAAGTTAATGGATCATTTGGATCATAATAACCACTTTCTCTGAATTCTATTGCTTGTAAAAACTGTTCCACATGGAATGAAATCATATCCATAAATGCGGTCATCTTATTATCAACTAATATATTAGTCTTAAAATTTGGTGCTGACAGTTTATGTGTCATACCAAAATTGGGATTATAATCAAAATTGGAATTTTCTATTGCCCTACCACACTCTGACTGTATCTCATCAAAATTATCCACCATTGCAGCATACATTGGTGTTGGAAAGAGATGATATAATGCAGAACTTTTAGTAGGTCGTTTTACTGGTTGATGAAAATCCATAACCTCACGCTTGCTCCAATTTCTTTGTATCCATGCCATTACTCATCAATATTGGATTCCACCATATCGATTAAAGTAGAAACTTCATTTAAACAATCAATTTTCATCATCATATCAGAGATATGCTTGCTAATATAAGGTTTCTCACTTCTTGCTGCAAAAGCTAGTGCTTCTCTCAGTTTATCTTGTGCTTCATTTAAAGCAGTTTCTACTTGTGCCGATAATGCCATAATAATTAGTCAGTTAGTTTTTTCTTTTTGGTTAATTTCTTAACTTGTTTTGCGTAGAACACATCTTTCTTAGTATACCAGTCTGGGTGTTCTTTGGCAAGCTTTAATAATTTTTTAGCCGCTTTTCTGTTTGAAATCATATTTCATTATATTCTCGATATTTTAATTATTTATCCACTAGGTTCCTCAACACGATCTTGAACTAAATCTAAATTAAATGAGCAAGAAATCCTGTCCTCATCACTCTTATTTGGTTCTACATGATGTCTAAGATGTGCAGGAAAGAATAGCATTGTACCTTCTTGAGGTGGCATATAATATGCTCCAAATTGTATATGCTTTTCTTTAAATTCATCAGTATAATTATATAACTCTTGCCAAGAATTAAATGCTAATTGATTACCAAAACATATCTCCCCACCAATAACACCCTCACCTTGAATTTTAGTAGTTGAATAACCATATACATTATTAGAACCACCACCAAGAAATTTTTCTGGAATAGGTGGTACTTTTATATACAATGCTCCTGACATATGACATGATGGGTGATCATGTTGAATATTAAAATGTCCTTTACCATTAATATTAATCCAACAAGCTGTCAAATATAAATTGACATTGGGTTTAAAAATATTATTATTCTGAAGATAATACCCTAAAGTATCTAAAATTGCTCTTCTAACTGGGTTATCATGTAAATGATAAGTATCATCAGATTGCCATCCACCCCTATTAGTTCTGTATATCTTCCCATCTGGGTCATTATGCATTTCACGATAACAATAATCCTGAAGTTCTTTCTTCCTATCTTGAAAATTTTGAACTTCAAGATCATGCACAAGATTTGGAAATAATTTATACATTACGAAGTTTTTTTATTAATAGTTTTGATCTTTTTTTAAGTTGGCGCAAACGAGCAGACGCAGCACGAGACTTAATATTACGTCCCTGCTTTCTAGGAGTTTCATGGCGTTTGAGTCGCATCAGTCTGCCCTATTGCTCAACCAGTATAAGGTATTTAGTTAGCAGTGTCAAGAAGTTCTTTCTTAAATTCCTCAACCTGATCAATAACCTCTTGATCTACAGGAGGACCAGACTGTATTACAGGAGATAGTAAGCAGCAACTACCATCTTCTCTACGTATACGCCAAACAGTTCTATTTCTCTGTGTCATACTTAAAAGAAAAGGCAGGTTACTAACCGCCTCTTCTTCTGTTACATCTTGTATGTCAGTCATTAGTAAATTCCACGTTTAGTTTCGCATCGG